TTAAGTATATGGCAATCGCACGTTTCCTAACCAAGCAATTGGAAAAGATGGACAAGTCAGCAAAGAAGATGGCTGGTTCTCCCGGCTATGATGATGACACTATGGCTGCTCAGAAAGAGTATGCTAAAGAGAAGAAGATTGAAAAGTCTAAGAAGCTTAGCAAAGAGGAAGAGGCTGCTGCCGATAAAGAGGCATATGCATCTGCCATGAGTAAAGAGAAATCTGCTCCAAAGGGTAAGCTAACCGAGAAAGAGAAGAAGCAGCTACAAGACGAGTTGAATATGCGTAAGGGTGGTATGGTCAAGAAGAAGACTATGGCGTATAGCAAAGGTGGAATGACCAAGAAGCCAATGGCGTACAATAAAGGTGGTATGGCTAACTGTGGTGCTTCCATGAAACCTGCACAAAAAGCAAAGGCTAAATAATATGCCAAGCAATAACCCCAACCTCTTTAAGCGTGCCTATGAGAATGTAATGGGCACACCTGAGCAGAACAAGAAAGCCAAGGAAGATATCGAGAAGTACAAAGCTTCTAAGGCTAAAGAGAAAGCAGCAGAAGAAGAGAAGAAGATGGCTAAAGGTGGAGATGTTAAGAAAGGATTCAAACCCTGTTCTTCGTGTTCTTCACCAGCTAAGTGCAAAGCTGCTGGCAAGTGTTTAGCTAAAAAGATGGCTAAGGGTGGAACAGTACCCGGTAAAGGCAAGGTTGTGAAGTCTGGTTCAAAGGCTGACAAAACAGGTAAGACACCTTTACTAGCAATCATGATTGGTGTGCCTAAGGCTAAGAAGAAGTAATTCTCATGGCAACTCAAGACCAGTTAGAGGTTGACTCTTTAACCAAAGAATTAACTGCTCTTAAATTAGCAGCACAGGGTAGATCTACACCCGATGCAAGAATCAATAAACGTATTGCAGCAGTACAAGATCTACTAGGTCGAAAGAAATCAGCAACACTAAGTACCCCAAATGCAACATACAAAAAGGGTGGTATGGTGAAAAAAGATAAGCAAGCAGCAAAAGTAAAAAAAGTAATGGGGGAGTTTAAGGATAAGTCTTTGCACTCTGGCAAGAAGGGACCTGTAGTCAAGTCTCGTAAGCAAGCTATTGCCATTGCTTTATCTGAAGCACGTAAGGCTAAAAAGAAATAATGACTACAGCTATTTTGCCTAAGCTGCGAAGTCTTGGAGTTAATTTAACTGCGGGCACCTCCAATACTATTTATACGTGTCCAAATAACTATACGTCTAAATTAGTATTGTTGTTAGTATCAAATGGGACTGCTGGCAATAAAACAATAACTCTTCAATGGAATGATATCACTACCTCTGCAGCATATTCTATTACTAGTGGATATATATTAACCTCTCATAATTTTTTAAAATTTGATACAAGTTATTTAATTTTTAATGAAGGCGATTTTCTAACTGCTACACCGGAGGCTGGTTCAACTATGTCGGCTATCTTAACCGTTGAAGAATATTTTGATCCTTCAAATAAGGAATAGACGATGGCTACTAAAACTAAATCAAAAGTAAATGCAGCAGGTAACTATACCAAGCCTGAGTTACGTAAGAAGATTGTATCGCAGGTAAAGTCTGCAGCTACGCATGGAACTGCTGCAGGTCAGTGGTCAGCTAGAAAAGCACAGCTAGTAGCTAAGAAATACAAGGCAGCTGGTGGGGGCTATAAGTGAGTGCTGCACTTAAAAAAAGTCAGCTATCTCTTAAGTCATGGGGTGCACAAAAGTGGCGTACTAAATCAGGAAAGCCAAGCTCCAAGACCGGGGAAAGGTATTTACCAGAGGCTGCTATTAAAGCTCTTACTCCTGCGGAATATGCGGCAACGTCAAAAGCTAAGCGAATGGGCAAAGCAAAAGGTAAACAGTTTGTTGCACAACCCAAAACAATTGCTAAAAAAGTAAAACCTTTTAGGAAAGTACAATGAGTAGAGAACTCACAGATAAACAAACTAAATTTTTAGAGGTTCTGTTTGAACAAGCAGGTGGCGATGTAGTACGTGCTAAAGAGTTAGCAGGGTATTCAGAAAATAGCCCAACATCGGAAATCATCAAAGGTATTAAAGATGAGATCATGGAACGTACCCAATTGTACATGGCACGTAATGCACCTCGTGCAGCTATGTCACTTGTCAGTGGTATGATTGACCCGACAGAATTAGGATTGCGTGATAAACTAAGTGCTGCTAAGGATCTATTGGATCGAGTAGGCTTGGTTAAAACTGAGAAATTACAGGTTGAAGCTACGAATGGTCTAATGATTCTTCCACCAAAGGAAAAAACAGACGAGGAGTAGCACATGGCAACCCGTTCTACCATCGGTAAATGGATACTGCCACAACCTAAAGATGCACAAGAGAAGGGGGAATATATATCAATTCCCAAACTAAACGGTAGATTTGAAGCACCCTTTGGTTACAAGACATCGGAGACAGATCCGTTGATGCTTGATCCAATACCGTTAGAGTTAGATGCTTTAGAAAAAGCAAAGAAATATCTAAAGCAGTATCCTTCTAGGGAAGTTGCTGCTTGGTTGAATAAAGTTACTGGTAGGTATATATCACACGTAGGATTATTAAGCAGGATAAAACATGAGCAGTATCACCAGACAAAAGCTTCAACTCTCAGAAGCTGGGCTGCCAAATATAGAAAAGCCATTGAAGAAGCGGAAAAGCACGAAAAAAGACTTGGTGGCAAAGCAACAAGACAAGCAAGAGCCGTCCTCAACAGAATTGATGGAGGAGACGAATGCGAAGAGTACTGGTGATGAAATACATGTACCAGATATTAGTGAACAAAATGTAATATTTAAACCTAATTCAGGTCCACAAACAGCGTTCTTAGCAGCACCTGAGCGTGAAGTACTGTACGGTGGGGCAGCTGGAGGTGGTAAAAGTTATGCGATGTTGGCTGATCCCCTGCGATATATGGGACATTCACAGTTTAGTGGGTTGTTATTGCGTCATACCACTGAAGAATTGCGTGAGTTGATCTGGAAATCACAGGAAATATACCCCCAGATCTATCCGGGTATCAAGTGGTCAGAGAGAAAGATGCAGTGGGTAGCACCAAGTGGGGCAAGATTGTGGTTTTCGTACCTCGATAGAGACGAAGATGTACTGAGGTACCAAGGTTTAGCGTTTAGTTGGGTAGGTTTTGACGAGTTGACGCAGTGGAGTACCCCATTTGCATGGAATTATATGCGTTCTCGTCTACGTAGTACAGCATCAGACCTGCCAATCTACATGAGAGCCACAACCAACCCCGGTGGACCGGGTCATGCATGGGTAAAGAAGATGTTTATTGACCCATCCATACCGGGAAAATCGTTTTGGGCTACCGATATTGAGACTGGGGACGTATTAAAGTACCCCAAGGGGCACAGTAAGGACGGACAGCCTCTGTTTAGACGTAGATTCATACCTGCTATGTTGGCAGATAACCCCTATCTTGCTCAACAAGGGGATTATGAAACAATGTTGCTCTCTTTACCAGAGCATCAACGTAAGCAATTGCTGGAGGGTAACTGGGATGTATCAGAAGGAGCAGCATTCTCTGAGTTTAATCGGAAAATACACGTTATTGATCCGATGGACATACCTAAAAATTGGGTTAAGTTCAGATCGGGTGACTATGGCTACGGTTCTTACTCAGCAGTTGTCTGGTTTGCTGTAACTCCAGCAGAACAGCTGGTTGTTTACAGGGAATTGTACGTAAGTAAGGTGTTGGCTAGAGATTTAGCTAACATGATTTTAGAATTAGAACAAAATGATGGAACGATTCGGTATGGTGTACTCGATTCGTCATGTTGGCATAAGAGGGGAGACACTGGTCCATCCTTAGCGGAACAAATGATTCAGCAAGGGTGTCGGTGGAGACCCGCAGATAGAAGTGCAGGCAGTCGTGTTTCAGGTAAGAATGAAATACACAGGCGATTACAGGTAGATCAGTTTACAGAAGAGCCAAGATTGGTTATAACTAGTAACTGTACGAATTTAATTGCCCAGCTTCCTATCATTCCTCTGGATAAACACAATCCAGAAGATATTGATACAAAGTCAGAAGATCATTTGTATGATGCTCTTCGGTATGGTATTATGAGTAGACCTAGAAGTAACTTATGGGATTACAATCCCTTACACCAGAAGTCTGGGATGTCATTAGCTGATCCCACATTTGGATATTAAAGGCACATAGAATGGCAGAAAAGAATTATACTGAAGACGAATCCATTAATTTAAAAGACGTTGATAATATTAATGATGAGGACAAAGTAGCGGGTCCTATGGTACAGCTTTTATTAGAAAAGTATCATAAGGCTGAGACTACAAGACGCAATGATGAAGAAAGATGGTTACGTGCCTATCGTAACTATCGTGGACTATACGGTCCTGATGTGCAGTTTACCGAAGCAGAGAAAAGCAGAGTCTTTATTAAAGTTACAAAGACTAAAACTCTTGCAGCTTATGGTCAAATTGTAGATGTTCTATTTTCTAATAACAATTTCCCAATCAGTGTAGATCCAACTGTACTTCCAGAAGGCGTAGTGGAGGACGTGCATTTTGATCCTAGTGAAGCAAAGCTCAGAGACGCAGTACCTGATTTTTCTCCTTATGGCTACAAAGGTGATGGCAGAGATTTGCCTCCCGGAGCAACATTTAAAACACTACAAGAAAGATTAGGTCCTCTCACAGAAGAACTTTCGGGTATTCAAAATTTAAATGAAGGTCCCGGTGTTACTCCTACTTCAGCTACATTTAGTCCAGCAATGATTGCTGCTAAGAAGATGGAAAAGAAAATTAAGGATCAGCTAGATGAAAGCAATGCTTCAAAACAATTAAGGTCTACTGCATTTGAGATGGCTCTTTTTGGTACTGGTATCATGAAGGGACCTTTTGCTGTAGATAAAGAATATGCGAACTGGGGTGAAGATGGAGAATACTCTCCTTTAATTAAAACAGTACCTTCTACTTCGCATGTAAGTGTCTGGAATTTTTATTCAGATCCAGATGCCAGCAATATGGATGAGGCTCAATATGTTATTGAACGGCACAAGATGAGCCGTAGCCAATTGCGTGGATTAAAGAAACGTCCGATGTTCCGTGCTAATGTAATTGATGATGTTATTACACGAGGTGAATCCTATACCAAGAAGTATTGGGAAGACGATTTAAATGATTACCAAGTAGATCAAGGCATTGATAGATTTGAAGTATTAGAGTTTTGGGGTGCAGTAGAGAGAGAGATGCTCGAAGCCAACGATGTAAAGATTCCTGCTGAGTTAGGTGCAGCAGATGAATTACAAGCCAATGTGTGGTATTGCAATGGTCGTATTTTAAGAATGGTACTAAATCCTTTTAAGCCAGCTAGGATCCCGTATTATGCTGTCCCCTACGAACTAAACCCCTATTCTCTATTTGGTATCGGTGTCGCAGAAAACATGGATGACACACAAACTTTAATGAATGGTTTCATGCGTATGGCGGTGGACAATGCGGTCCTATCTGGCAATCTTGTATTTGAGGTTGATGAAACCAATCTCGTTCCCGGTCAAGACTTGTCTGTGTATCCCGGAAAGGTATTCCGTAGACAAGGCGGTGCTCCCGGTCAGGCTATCTTTGGTACAAAGTTTCCTAATGTATCCAATGAGAACTTACAATTGTTTGATAAAGCACGTATCTTAGCGGATGAATCTACAGGTATTCCTTCTTTCTCACATGGGCAGACAGGCGTAGCGGGTGTAGGTAGAACAGCTAGTGGTATTAGCATGTTAATGAATGCTGCTTCTGGAAGTATTAAGACAGTTATTAAAAACGTAGATGATTATTTATTACGTCCTTTAGGTGAGGCATTCTTTAGCTTCAATATGCAATTTGATTTTGACGTTGAAATTAAAGGTGACTTAGAAGTTAAGGCTCGTGGTACTGAAAGTCTTATGGCTAACGAAGTACGTAGTCAAAGACTCATGCAATTCTTGCAGGTGGCTAGTAGTCCAGCCCTTGCACCCTTTGCTAAATTCCCATATATTATCAGGGAGATAGCTAAAGCAATGGATCTTGACCCAGATAAAGTTACAAATAGTTTAGATGAGGCAGCAAGACAGGCAGTACTAATGCAACAATCCCAACCCCCAGCAGCAGCAACACAGGGTGTTCCCGGTGTAGCAGATACAGCTGGTACAGGCGGTGGTAACATTGGTATCGGCATGGCACCTATACCACAAGAACAAGGATTCACAGGCAATGAGCAACCACAACAACAGCAAGCAGTACCTCCCCAAGCTCAAGGGCTTGGTTAATACAAATCTCCAGTGGCAAGCATTTACAGATATGCTTGACTACCACATTGAGTTGCATCAAAAGAAGTTAGAGCAGTCTGTAGAACCTGTTAACTTATATCAAGCCCAAGGTGCGATTACAGCACTGCGACAGCTTAAACATTTGAGAGACGAAGTCAATGCCGAAAAAACAAGCGGATAAAGAAGAACAGGAATTCCAAAA